TTGCAGAGTCCTTTCTCTGAAGTATTGTCTGCAAAAACCGCGAAAGGTCTTTTGCGGGTTACAACAGTATCGGTATGGTCGCCCGAACATTCTGTCCAATCTGCTAACGACTTACTATCATCACCGATCCCCATTCCCTTTACTATATATTTAGAATATCTATTTCTGTTTGATAATCTGATACTATGGCTTAATACATTCTTACCCCTCTCAATCGTTCCGGTTAATATGTCAGATGTAGTTGCACGACCAAGTGTCAGCTTTCCGTCTGCTTTAGAATATGCTAGTATCCCTAACGGATCGCATATTCTTTTAATCATGCTATAGGCTGTCTGTCCTTCATTGGCCTTGTATATCGTGACCTTTGTATTTGCTTGACCTTGAACACTTGAATCAACAACAACGTCTATGTCAAAATAACTACATATGTTTCTAACCAATGAGCTAACCGTCTGGTTTTTCCATTCCCTATTGGTATCATCATATTGGCAATCAACTAAGTCGCATGTTTTGTCTCTTCCATATATTTCTATTGTGCTTCCCTTATCGTTTTTAGATACAAGGTCAATGTCTTCTATGTATCCCTCAAATACCTTATTGCCATATAGATTTATTTCCGCATCGTCGCCAAGATTAAATCCCCAATCAGACGGTTTCCCCAGGTTTATATCATTGGTCCGAAAATAATAATTAGATATAATATTTACCATAGACTTACTGACAGTCATATCTTTTAATGATGTTATGCTTTTAGTTCCTGCGATAAATTCTAATGGAGTTTCCATTAACTATCCAATATCGTTATTGTACTTCCACCCGTTATAAATCCCGGATGATAGACTGTTGGTTTGTTCATTTCATATATTTCGGTGTCTCTATAAACGTCATCGAATTTAGCATACGCAAGTGCAAGAGTATTCTGTCCATTAACAGGAACGCTATAATCTGTGACCTGTTCAAGATTTACCATCATTGAATACATGGTATTGATAAAACCGTTCCGCATGTCTTCAATAGATTGATAAGCTAGAGTATTGTCATACGACCTTTCACCGAGTCTCAACAAATAAGCATCTATGCTATCAGTGACATCATTAAGGACCTGTTGCGCTTTTTCCTTGCTGACATACTCACCGCGTACGGCTATCTGTGATGCATTGTTCAGACATATACCCTGGAATAAGTCTAATACAGCCGTGGCATTATCAGATTGTTCAGATGGTATCGAAGAAGATATATATGACTCGTCTATTAACGCTGCATTAAGCAAGGCTCGTACTGCATAGGTCGTAAGTTTTTCAGGTATAGATGTCCCGTCTAATGTATAAATAGATCCCCTAAGCTCTCCAGAGCAGGCGCCCACAACGCCGCTTTGTACGTTATCACCTGCCATGCCGCAGACACTTAATATAGAATCTACCCCGCCGCCAATAGTGGAAGCTATTTCGCAAGGATCACTTAATACAGAATCAGCAAAGTTTAATGAATTATTAACAATGGCCTGTGCTGCGTTTATGGTTGAAGCGAGTGCGCCTTGTATAGATCCTATCGCTTTTGATATTCCCCTTAAAACTGTTTTCATTACTCCATTTATAGAAGATAGAAAAGCCCCTCCAATACTCATGATCCCTTGAAAATTATCTATTAACCCGTTAAAAGTTGAAAGACCTTGAAGTGCAAAGTCAGCAACCATATTAACTTTCCATCCGGTATTTTGTGCCTGTTGCCACCGAATGAATATCATTTGAAATCTAGCAATACCGCCTTCTTCAAAAGACTCTGTAATTTTAGCTGGCTCTTTTAAATATGCTTCGATTTCTCCATAGAAAGGATGACGAAGAGTACCAGGTCTCGGGCTCATTCCACCCGAGAATTTATTTGCAACTCCTCCACTTCCAACTGTATATGCCCCTGTTGCTTTACCGGGAACCGTTACATTATTATCAGTACCGGCGACACCTTCAGTTAATGCCTTTATGAGTTGGTCCCGTTGATCGAAATAGTTAAAACCGTTGTCAAGGTTGGCTATGACATATCCTTCAACCATAAATTCGTCAGTAGATCGGCCGAGGTCTTCTATATATGTTTCATCAGTACCCCAAAAATTAGAAAGCCGAACCTTTCTACCGACAGTAGATTCTGCACTGGCTACGAAAAATTCAGCTCCTCTGAATGATGCAGATACTAGATCATCTCGCCATGTCATTTATCAACCACCTACCGTCTGAATTCCCTGTGCTATTTTAACCTTCGGGCCGCTCTTGTTTGCATTGACATTGACGTTCCCTTCGTCGTCGCTTGTGATAATCAGCTTGATAGTTTCAGCAGATGCTGATTTTGTTCTTATTGATTCTTCTTGTGTCAAATACCTACCTGATTTAGGATCTCTTATATATTCTCCACCAGACCCAGATCTCATTCCTCTTTCATTCTGAATGAATGCATCCCATACTTTAGACGCACCACCTCCAATTTTACTAACACCCTTATTGATAAGATTAGAACCTCCTAATGTATATACGCTAATTAGAGTGTCAGCAATTTGTGTAAATCCTGATTTACCAGATGCTATGTCGTTTATATTTTTTCTGAACTCTTGAAGAGACATGGACATTTGTTTAAGACCCGTAGTTACTATCGGCAAGGTGATTTCGCCTAACTCTATCCCGGTAACGCTCAATGTCTCTTTGAACTCTTTCCACGCCTTCCCGGATTTATTTACTTCATCATATGCTTTTGTTGCTTTGTTTATTTTATCAAGGTCTGAAGGTATGCCTTTAATATTATCTTTTAATTCCTTCATACCCTTAGCGTCCATCTTGAGTGCTGTAAATAATCCTCTGTTTCCAGCAATTATATTATCAAATTCAAATCCCATCTCACCTGATTTTTTTCTTATTTCCTCCAGGGCACCAGCAAACCCATATTTACCCATTAGTTGCTTACCAGATGTTGCATTTAAATTCTGTATTACTTGATCTAATTCGCTAGTACCCTGACCCGCCGAGGCCATAGTACGCATCATAAGAGTCAATCCACCACTCAACTTGTTAAACTGGTCTTTTCCGTCTGCGAACGTTGCAAATATCCCAAATACTTCATCCATGCTAACGCCTAGATTTTTAGCATCCGGGGCCATTGTGTTCATGGTGCTTGCAAATTCAGCGAGAGTAACATCAGCCTTTTTCATCGTGGAATAAGTAAGAGCCGCCGCCCTGTTCATATCTTCAATAGAGGTCTTTCCATAAGTCGAAGTAATACGGGAAAGATAATCAACCGATGAAGCCGTGTCAGTAAAAGATACTTTTGCAAGTTTCATACCTGACTGTAATCTCGCCATTAACTCAGGTGCTGAAGCATCTTTAAAATCATTGGTCAACTCATACATAGCTGATGCTAGTTCGTCTGTGCTACGTCCCGTTTCAATCGCGGTCTGCTTTATTCCCTCTGACAATAGTTTTAACTTACCCATGTCTTCAGGTATATTAGTTGCCACTTTTGCCATAGCTGTATTGAAATCCATAGCACTAGTGACCATTGACTGTATAGCCATAGCACCGCCCGTAACACCGGCAAGCCCTTTAAAAGCTCCTAGCATTGAAGACAGACCGCCGCCTCCAGAAGTAGGCGATGGTATTTCTTTTTCACCCTTCCTGAATGTTTCATAGGTCTTAGAGCCATTCTTTTGGAGAGCTTGCAGTTCAGCCGATAATTGCTTTAAAGGCTGCGAAGCTTTGTCGGTAGCCTTGACAATGTAGTTTATGCTATATTCATCCATCGTCTTCTTCCGTTCCTATGAAGAACATTACTCCCTCTGCCCAAAATTCAAACTCGTCTAAATACATATTCCATATCTTGTCTGGTTGTGTTTTAAATACCCAGCCGATCCACCAGACAATCTTTCTCCAGTTAGACAACAAATCGGCTGGGATCATTTTAGCAATTCACGACCTACTCCAATAATGGTTGCGGCATCCTTCAAATCAATCTCATCCGCCTTTTCTGCTGGTAGGTTAGTAAAAGCAATGACAACCAACCTTGCATCAGACGGAGGCATCTCTGTAATAGTATCATCGAAAAAAGAAGAAGGGAGCATTCTCAAGTGCTTAACTTTCAATCGTGTAATTTCAAGTTGATACACCTGGACCTGTTTCCCTCCCTCTTCAATCATTATTGGATAAGTCAGAGGAACTACCATACTAACCGATCTTGTTTTTGGATCTAGTTTCTGTATAGGTGAATTATTCATTCATTAACTCGCCTGAGTAGATTCTGTCCAGCTCGACCCGATGAAAGTCAAAGTCGTTTCACCGTCACCGCCCTTGATAGAAAAGTTACCGATACAATAAGCATCTTTCAGCGTATAAACTTTCCCGCCACCAGCTGCCCTGTATATGACAGTGCCATCCCCTTTTATTGCGGCAAAGTCCCCTAGCATAATATCATCCCTATCAGTAATAGGTACTTCACATTTCGCAGGTACAGGTTTATCAATGAATCCGTGGAGTCCACCATCCCCATAGACAGGTTCACCTTCAGTAGCAAATTGTCCCGATATACCTATGCCGGATGCAGTTGCACCCGGCTTATTAAGTACCGTCTTACCATTAACAACAACTTCTATTCTTCCTGTTATTTTTGCCATTTTGTATCACTCCTCCTATAGTAAAAACTGTATTTGCGTAGCTAGCACCCGGAACTGATTAACAAGGTCAGGAGGTAGCAACACATTAACACGATTAACATCTGACGAATCCCTCTCAACAACAAGGTTCTCAACAAACTCAGCAAGATTTTCTATAAGTCCGATATCTTGCAACTGACTAAACAGTGCTATGATCTCTTGCTTGACAGTCTTCGGCGCTACTACATAAGTTCCAGGTTGAACCGGGAACGTATCGTCAACGAGCTTAAACCTCGGCAATATAAAACGCTGTACCATACGCGCTTGATATTGATAACGTATCTCACTCAATGTAGCAAGAGTCTCAATGTCAAGATAAGATGGATCAAGCAGCCCATACGTGTTAGTTTGATACGTTGTTATGCATCGTTCTATCATTACATTTCCAACACTATCGCATGTATATGTTGCAATACCATCATACAGAATAGTGTCCCGTTCCGATTGAGTAAATCTGTTTTGTACAGGCGGGGCAAGTACACCGTTCAATTTAAGGAACTGTAGCGGACGTGCCGGATCGTTATTAAGATACTTAGCAGCGACCCCGGTTAATGCGGCCGCCCATTCTTCTGGAGCAGTCGGAGAATCGTAAGCACCTATGATAGTATTGTGCGGGCTATTCCTGCTATTACCAAGTGTCGTACAGCTTGCGAGTGTTGCCCTTACACCGGCAAATCCATGACCTTGCATATCGACCATAGGACCGAACCTATCAGACAACTCGTCTTCAATCTCTGTTAAATTAGCTGCTGTTATCCACGGTTGACAAACATAATGATATTGAGTACCGTCTATAACTGCCCATGCATCACCGAGGTCTGGATCAGTAGATCCACCTGCCATAGAAACAATAACAGGCTCTCTTGAAAATAATGTAGGGATACTTTGCCCTGCGTAATAGTTATGCCTGATATTGATATAGTTGCCAAGCGTACCGGAACATATAGCTGATATTCTAACCGATCCCCCGGCGACAACTGCCCTGACCGGCAATGTGCTATTTGCGATTGCGTTTATAGTCGATGCAACCAATGATGCTATTCCCTGACCGCTCATACTTAGAGCTATATCAGCATAGCAAGTAACTCCATTTACCATAAGATAATACGTTCCAGCATAAGACGCTTCAGCCCCTGCGAGAGCAATTGAGAAGTCTATTGACGCTGATGCCGCTGCACCTGCAACCCCTGAACCGATAGCAATTGCATGAAGTTCAGTATTTTGATTGTTCAACTTGAATGTATTACACATCCGGGCGAGTACAGAACCTGGACCGAAATATCCATCGGCTAACCCGTCCTTTGTAATGCTGTACACAGTGTCATAATCAGCACTTCCATCAGAATGCAACATACCGATTATTAAAGTCTTATGCGGATTAGGTAAAAGATTCTGAAGTGCTCTTGAATTATCGACCTCAACATACGATCCTGGAGTCCGTATATTTTCAGGTATATTATTAAAACTTATCATTTATATTTCCTCCTTATTCTTTCACGTATTTTTTAGATTGATAAACAGGTGCAGGTTGACTTTCTACCGCATCACCGCAACCTATGCGCCTTCTCCAATACCTACCAGCAGGCCCTATGATCGTTTTCCATTCCCCTGTTTCAGCAAGCGGAGTTTTAGAAATAGGATCACGAACTATAAGCCCGGTTCTAGGAATTAAAAATTTTGTACTTCCATCCATTTTTCCACCTCTCAGTTATTATATTGTACGGGGCCGGAAGAAATCAAATCCAGTTCCCCACGCAAATTCTGAAAAACCACCTTCATATTGTTCAGTCAAATCTACTATCTGTGTCATGTCAGGAGCGAGTGCAGTAATCGGTAAATGCTTCCCCTCTCCGGCAAGTAGCTTTAAACAGTCCTGCCACTTAACTGATGGGGTCATTATGTACTGTGTATACACTTTCAAGAAGTCTGCTAACTCTTCAGGACCAACTACCGAACTTCCCATGTATGAAGTCTCTTGCAATAACCCTTGCGCCGATGTATTTGTCTTGAGTATAGCCGGGTATTCAAACTCGTATTGATACCATAACCATGCCCGGTCTATTGCAATTAACCTCCCACCTCTAAAAGATATCAGCCCATTATATCCAGTATCCCATCCAACAAGCGCAGAAAACAATTCAGCACGGACATCATGCAATTTATCATACGCTATTATTCCAGCCTGGTCGTCTTCGGTTGTATCATTACTGATTGCAACTACGACCCCGAACCGTTCGGTTATATTCTGATAGACACTATTTTCATCTTTATTTTCCTGTGCATCTTCAGCCAAAGGAATTACAAA